ACCCACCTCGGGTAGTCTGTGTGGCACTTAAAATTGGCACATTGGTTTCAACTGCTAGTCCTCGTAGCTCCTCGGCTATGGCCTTGATATAGGTATAGCTATTTACGCCGGCTCCCTGTTTGATTCTTGAGCTGGTACAGATATTCAAATAATCCACAATGATGATGTCTGGATGAAAACTTTGCTTGAGACTGAGTTCATTTAACAGAGCCTTGAAGTGTCCACAGTGTGCACCAGCTGTAGGATATTCCTTGATGATTAATCGACCCTGAGTGCGGTCCTTGATTTTGTCTATGCGATTGTCATACATGGTCTTGGGCAGGTCATGCAGCTGATCCATGTCCAGATTCATGAGATTGGCATCGATACGTTCGGCTATGCGCTCCTCGGCCATTTCCATGGTAATGTACAGGACATTTTTATTCTGACTCAGACATGATGCTGCAACATGACACATGAACAAACTTTTACCCACACCGGTTCCGGCCAGGACTACATTCAGCGTCTTGTTGGGCATACCGCCATTGGTAATCTTGTTGAAGAATTCTAAATCAAATGGAATGCGAGTTTCCACCCTGTGATAAAAATCAAACCGACTAGCAGCGTCATTGATATAATCATGCCCCACGCTATTATCAAATCCAACACCCAGGGCTTCTTGTAGAATACTGGGTAGGGCTTCTGTGGTGTGTTTTTTATCGCGCCCATCAATGATTTCAATACTTTTAAGTATGGCATTATATACCGCCTTGTCTTTGCAAAATTTTTCTGTTTCTGTTATTAGCCAATCGGCATTTACTTCGGTCTTGGCCAGATCCTTGATTAGCTCAGCTGCAGATTTAAAATCCAGTTCATTTAGATTCTTTTTCTGCAGAGCTATGTCCAGAGCCTCAGTAGTAGGACAATTGTTGTAGTTGTCTATGAACTCTGCTATGAGTCTATAAACAACTGCATCAGCATTGTTAAAATATTCAGGCCGTAAAAAAGGAACAACCTGACGCATGTAGACTTCATCATGCACCAGGTTCCTTAGTATGGTCTTTTCAATTCTATCCATTAGCATTCTCTTTGATTAAAATGTCATCTAGTATAGTTATTATTATAGGCTTTAATACAGCATCTGTCAATAGTTCTGGATTACGTATGGCTGTATATCCAAACTTTACTTTTAAATGACCAGCAACTTCTTCGAATCGTACTCGACCATATCTAAAAACAACACCAGCGGCCTTACCGCTGGTAATGTGTATGTGTGTGGTATCGTCTATGGCGTCTTCTATGAACTCATAGGTCGGTGTCGGCTGCTTCGTACGCTGCTTCGATATCATCGGCCCCGAGATCTTGCCCCAGATTTGTCGAACTGACCTTGTAATTTGTTTCAACATAGTCTCTAAACTCCTGTTTGGTTAGTATGGGTAACCAAAATTCTTTACTATAGGTTTCTTTGATGCGATATTTCTTTTCTTCGCCCTTGTGGCTGTACCAGCCATTGCTAGGTTTAACTACAAATCCACCTTCGAGTGCAACATCCAATAATCCGCTCCATTTGCTAATACCACCTTCATAGGTTACCTCAACTGGAATCTTGCTCTTTTCTCGAACATACCGACTCTTCTCAACATTAATGATAAAGTTATATCCAATGACATCGGTTCCGTCTTTTTCTTGCTGGCGGCCAATGATAAAGATATTATCTGCACTGTAATAGATACCAGTTCCACCTGACAGAACATCTTTAGGGAACATGCCAATTTCCTTGTAGGTATGATTTACCACAACCATGGGAATGTCTTTGATGGTTAAATGCGGCGTTACCATGCGGAATAAACTCTTGAGCTGTTTAGCTCTGCTCATGTCAGCTACACTCTTGCCTTCGAGTGCATCTTCTACTTCTTTCTTACTAGCCAGATTCCCAACTGAGTCAATGATGATCATGACATGGTCACCTCTCTCAATGTTGCTTAACTGCGCCATGCTGTCGTGCTTTAATTGCTCCACGTCCGTAATAGGAGTATGCAGTACACGTTTGGTATCAATGCCAAAAGTTTCAAAGTAACTTTGTGGACTACCAAACTCCGAGTCATAAAATAAAACTACACCGTCAGGATACTTGTCCTGATAGCTTTTTGCCAGCATGAGTGCAAAGGCTGTCTTAAAATGCTTGCTGGGACCTGCGAACACAGTCAGTCCAGGTGTCAATCCACCATCTAGTTTACCACTTAAGGCTACGTTAATCATGGGCACTGGACTCTGAATCATGTCTTTGCTGCCGAAAAATTTACTATCGGCTAGGACGTCAGTATCCTTAATAGTACTATTCTTCTGTAATTTGTCTAATAAACTCATGCTTTCTCCTCGGTTTTTTCTTCGACCATTTCTTCTAAAATGCCCAATAATTCAGCTACAATCAAAAACAATCCAGCCGTAACAAAAAACTGAATCATTAGCACAATACCCGCAGCGATTCTAAAACCGCTTTTGATCATGCTTACATTATAATGATTTAATTCAAATTCTACTTTCATAACATCTCCTAACTAAATAATCCTGCTAAAGTTGCTTGCGGACTGGTGGTCCAGCCCATGCCTTCAATGATACCATTCAGAGGTTCAATAAATGCCTTATCCCACATTGTATCATAATCTATGTAGTTTGTCAATTGAAATTCAGCTGGAATTCGACCTATGAATCCTATGCAATTTTCCTTGATGCTGTTCGGAGTTTTCAGATACAGGAATTTAATCTTATCTCCTTCGCCAATGCTTTCATACTTGTTGGTTATGTTGAATTCTTTGAGATAATAATTATACAATAATGCTCCACGCACATGCATAGGGCAACCCTTGGCATAGATCTGAGACGAACTCTGATACTTGCTCATGCCATTCACACCACGAGGAAATGCTATGTCTTCGGGACTTAATTTCAAGAACTCTTTCTTGGCCTCGGTAATAAATGCCTGCAGGGCTGCTTCATCTCTGGTAATGGCAACCCGGACTGCGTCTTTTAATACATTGCGAATAGCTTCGGGAGTACTTGAACGAACAATTTCCAGGCCCATGACCTTTAATTTAGGTTCGGCATAGCTAACACCCTCGTTGTTATATACATTAAGAGCATATCGCTTCTTGGCCACCCAGATGCCTCGGTCAGCTATGGCCTCGCGCTTGAATACAATCTTGGGTTCAAAGGCATTGGTATAAATGGCCAGCTCATTACAGGCTCTGTTGATAACTTCAGTAATCTTTTCTTCACAGATCTTATCCAGTATTTTTAAGATCTCATCTTTGCTTTTATCAGCATAGAATTTCTGAACTAATGGATCCAGAGTAATGTAACAGCTGTCAGTGTCGGAATAAAAACTATATTTAAAGTCCTTGGTGCCTACTATTTTATTCAGATAGGCATCCAGAGCTTCACCTACAGTACGAATAATATACTGACCAGTTATGGTTATGCCCTCGGCAATGCGATCATCAAAGTATCGGAAATAATAATTGGCCCAGGCACCAAACAAACTGTTAAGCTGAATCTTACGAGCCATCTGGAAGTTGGTATAACGACTAATGTCATTTAGATACTGCGGCTTATGGGTCTCTTCGTACAGCTTCTGAGCTTCAATCATCTTACGCTTATACATCTGACGATCATCAAATAGCTTTTGCACAATGCCTGGAAATAATCCTTTTTTGTCTCGGCTAAAATGATATCCATTGGCTGTTAGACATTCATTGTCGGCATGCAGACTTTGCAGGTCAGTCTTTTTAGCCAGGAGCTGGTTCACGGTGGTTGGTGTAAAATAATCTTCTCGGCTTCGAGTCAGAGTTTCTGGACTCATGTTATACTGCATGATAATGCTGGGATACAGGCTGGTGGCATCAAAGCTAACTACCCAGTCATATTTGCCAGGTTTAGGTTCCTGTACATAGGCGCCTTCGATGCTACGATCTGGGCGACTGGTATCGCGTGGATGCACAACTATGTTCTGATCCCAGAGATAGTTATACAGCACATTC